GATAAAGAAAATAATCAAAGATATGATAGATCAACTTTGGACACTTCTAGGTATGTTTATTGCCTGGGTAGTTTTGGACGGTAGTGCAAAGGACATTGTTGGATATGGAATCATAGCAACAACAGCCCTTTGGATTATAACTAGTCCAATTAGAAATAAGGAGGAAGATTAATGGCATCTAAAAAAATAGTAGAACCCCCAAAGCAAGTTGGTGGAGGAGCAGTTGCTAGCATAGGAAACATCCTTGCTAGAATAGTTGCAGTCTTTGCCGCATCAGGACTTTCAGTAATTGGAGCAGGAGCAGTAGTAGGAATCAGCACAATAGAGGCTGTAATCCTTGCTGGAACCCTTGGAGTAGCCACTGTAGTGGAAAGACTAGCCCGTGGATTCTTGGATGATGGTAAATTAACTGTATCTGAGATTAATGCTGCATTTAATGCTGTAGATAAAAAGGCTAATTAGTCATTATTTAAACTTGCTTGACAGCCCCTTTAGGCAATGCTATACTTGAGTATACTTATCTAGAGGGGTTTCTGCATGACTTGTATTGCTGTCGTAAAACAAGATGACAAAGTTTATATGGCTGGAGATCGTGGTGCCTCTGATGATGGAACAATTTTAGCACTTGATGCTCCGAAAGTTTGGAAGATAGGTCCATATTTAATTGGTTATGCTGGATCTATGGATGGTGAAAGAATTAGATATAATTTTAAACCATCTACTCCAAATATTAAAGACACAGATAGGTTTATGCAAACAAGGTTTGTAAAAGAACTTAGAGAATTTTATAATGATTTCTGGGTAGATACTTCTAAAGATGGAGATCTTGGACTAATCATTGCAGTTAGAGGACAGATCTATGAGCATAGTTCTACAGATATGTCTTTGTCTAAATACACACTGCCATATCTAGCAATGGGATCTGGAGCAGAATATGCCTATGGGGTTTTATATGCAACAGATAAACAAAAGAATGCTAGAAATCGTGTAATTTCAGCAGTATCGGCAGCAATTAAATTTAATCCATCATGCATGGGTCCAGTTGACGTGGTAAGCATTTAAGGATATACTTAGGTATGGATGAAATAGAAAATATCTTAGATGATATATCAAGTTACGAAGAGTTTGAGATTTGGTTAAATAATGGAATTGATCGGGGCTGGATAACAGAACCGTTCTGTAATACTCATGAAGGAGATCCTTTCATGACTGAAGAAGAATCAGAAGAATGGGAAGCAGGTGGCGACCCATGTCAGGTAGTAATCAAAATAAAGGAGTAATAATGAAAAAAATAGCAGTGGGGTTAATTGCAGTATTTGGTTTAGCACTATTACAACCAGCATACGCAGAAGATAAAAAGTCAATTGTAATTATTGACACAGCAGTAGATACATCTTTGCCAGAATTACAAGGAAAGATTATACACGAAGTCTGCTTAATGGAAGAAAACAAGTGTCCAAATAAGAAGTCATTCATGGAAGGCACAGGATCTGCAACTCTACCAGCAACACAAATATACTCTGGTGGATTTGAGCACGGTACTCTAATGTCACAGATTGCTTCAAGAGTTAATCCAGATATGAACATAGTATTTATTCGTATCTTTCCTATGGATAGTCGTGGCAACGTTGCCTATAATGCTGCTAATGCAAATAGTACTGTAAAGCAAGCGTTAGACTGGGTTATCAATAATAAAACAAAGTTTAATATCGTAGCAGTATCTGCTTCACTTGGTCAAAAACCAAGAAAGACTGGCGCAGCATACTGTTCTATGGATAGAAAAGATAAGAAGTTAATTGCATCTATTGCTTCTCTAAAGTCAATTGGAGTCGCATCAGCATTTGCTGCAGGAAATGATAGAGACAAGTCAAGAATTAATTATCCAGCATGCTTGTCTGACTCAGTTGGAGTTGCATCTATTAGTGACAGAGGCAATACAGAAACATATAACAATGAGTCTGCTGATATTGATTTTTATGCACTTGGAAGATATGAATTAGCAAGTGGCAACGCTTCAGGAACATCTTCTGCAACTGTTGCCTTTGCAGCATATTGGGCAAAATCTTATTCTGGAAATTATCAGATCACATATGACTACTTAAAGTCAATTGCAACTACATCGGATACAAACAGAGTTAATACTGTTGTTGATGTTTTAAAGTAAAAGGATTTGGTCTGTAACTCAGTTGGCAGAGTGAGAAACTGTTAATTTCTAAGTCGTAGGTTCGAGTCCTACCAGACCAGCCCAGCGAATATTGCATAGTGGTAGTGCGTAACCTTGCCAAGGTTAATGTGCGGGTTCGATTCCCGCTATTCGCTCAACGCCCTCATCGTCTAGTGGTTAGGACATCACCCTTTCACGGTGGTAACAGGGGTTCAATTCCCCTTGGGGGTACTAAAAGTTTGATATAATAGTATTGTATTGCCTTCGGGGATACATTAACTTATTCGCTTGAAAGGGGAATAAAATGGTAACACAGTTCGCAATGGATCTTTTTAATGATCCCTTTTTTATTGGCTTTAATAGAGAATTAAGCCGTCTCAATACAGCACACAAAACAAACTCTCAATCATATCCTCCATATGATCTTCTTAAACTAGACGAAGATACATATAGGCTTTCTCTTGCGGTAGCAGGATTTACAAAAGATGACATCAATGTTTCAATAGATAATGGAACACTTGTAATTAAGGGAGAGATTGTTGAAGTAACCGATGCTGAAGTTGTTCATAAGGGTATTGCTGGGCGTAAGTTTACACGCACATTTGCTCTTGGTGAATATATGGAAGTAACTGGCGCAGATCTTAAGGACGGTATGCTACATATTAATGTAGATCGTATTGTTCCAGAAGACAAGAAGCCAAAAGTTATCAAGATAAAGTAGTATAATATAATAGTACCCACACAGGACCTTAGCGATGGTTTAGTTACCCATTTATATAAGACCAGGCGTACGTGCTTGAATACCTGTGTGGGTCTTATATTTTAGGTGTATAATTAATATGCTATGTCAGATAAAGAATTAGCAGTTTATAATAAACAACAATTCAAAAGACGTCTGCAAGAAATTAAAGAGTCTACTGGATGTGTAGACTGTGGAGAATGTAATCACATAGTCTTAGATTTTGATCACCTAAAAGATAAAAAATATAACATATCAAGAATGATCCATGATGGATTTTCTTGGGCAGCAATAAAAAAAGAAATAGCAAAATGTGAAGTAGTATGTGCAAACTGCCATAGGATTAGAACTCATGATAGGTTGACAAATAAGAGCGCATAGTGCTATAATTAAATATACCTATGGGAGGATAATTTTATGTCAGTAAAAGGAACTAGAGCACTTCTACTTGAAGTGATTAAAAAAGAAATTGGTACCATTGAAGGTCCAAAAGATAATGAAACAAAGTATGGAAAGTTTACCAAGGCTAACTTTTTACCCTGGTGCGGATCTTTTATTATGTGGACAGCAAAAAAGGCAGGAATAACTGTTCCAAACTGCGTATACACACCTTCTGGAGTTGTAGCATTTAAATCAAAGAAAAAGTGGATTCCTGTAAAAGGAAATAAGCCAAAGCCAGGCTGGGTAGTCTTTTTTAATTTTCCAGGTGGAGCAGATATTGACCACGTAGGCTGGGTTATCAAAGATAACGGTGATGGAACATGCCTGACTGCAGAAGGAAATACATCTCCAGACCATAAAAAGGGAAGCCAGTCTAATGGTGGAGAAACATGTCTTAAGTTACGTGCCTATGGACCAAACAAGAAAGGTCTTCCAGTATTTATTGCAGGGTATGGACAGGTAGACTACCCTGATGCAGAAACATCAGAGACAAAAACACTTGAAGACAAGAAGATAGCCCTTGCAGAAGTTGCTAAGTCACAAGGAGTCTCTGTTCCAGAAGTTAAACTATTTAAAGTAATCAAGGTTGGAGACAAAGGGGCAAGAGTAAAGATGATTCAATCGGCATTAAAACTTATTGTAGATGGAGACTTTGGTCCAGCAACGGAAAAAGCAGTCAAAGTATTTCAAAGGAAAGAAAAACTTAAGCCAACAGGAATTATAGATGAAGAAACATTTAGAAGGATAAAAGGCGTAAAATAAATAAATGGCTCTTTATGAATATAAATGTACTGGAGAGTGCTCTAGTATAGTTACTAAACAAAGATCAATTAAAGAGGAAGATCCAGGGTATGATTGTGCAACTTGCAATCTACCACTGGAACGTGTATACTCTAATTTCGGGGTAATTTTAAATGGTTCAGGTTTCTATTCAACTGATAACAGAAAGTAGCGGTATACTATGAATACAATGATTGATGAAGATGTTAAACCTAAAGAGTGGCAACTAAATGCCTTGGATCGTTGTGATAGTTGTGATGCCCAAGCGTATGTTAGTGTAAAAGGTATATCTGGAAACCTAATGTTTTGTAACCATCACTATAACAAGATTATGAATAACCCAGAGACATATACAAAAATGATGTCTTTTATGCTTGAGGTAGTTGATGAACGTGAAAAATTAGTTAAAAATAAGTTAAAGGATAAAGATTATGTTTGAGTATTATGTAAAAAAAGTTACAAAGATTGTTGATGGAGATACAATTGATGTTGATATTGATTTAGGGTTTGATATTTCTTTTAGTTCTAGAGTAAGGCTTGCTGGAATTGATACTCCTGAGTCAAGAACTAGAGACTTAGTTGAAAAGGCTTTAGGTCTGGAGGCAAAGGCTTATCTGAAACATGCTATTGAAGAGGCTAAGACTGTTGTTATTAAAACAGAAAAAATTAATTCTTCTGAAAAATATGGTCGTATTTTAGGTTGGGTTTATCTTGATGGAGACACAGTTTCAATCAATGATCATATGATTAATGTTGGACATGCTTGGGGATACATGGGAGAGACAAAAATTAAAGACTTTGAGGCACTTGCTAAAGCAAGGCTGGCTTCTGGAGTATGAGTAACGTACTATACTTTACAGCAGACTGGTGTTCACCTTGTAAAAAAGTAAAGCCAATTGTTGAAGAATTAAATAAAGACCAATTAAATATTAAATTTGTAATAATTGATGTTGATATTGAAATTGAAATGGTTAAAAAATTTGAGATTAGATCAGTTCCAACCTTTATTTTAATTAAAGACGGTATTGAGATTAATAGATTAACTGGAGCACAAACAAGAGAGTCATTGGTAGAGTTTGCAAATGGATAACGAAGAAGATAAAATAATTGATAGCCTTATCCTAAATGGCGGCATTGAGGCAGCGGCTATAGATGAAGAGACTGGTGAGTTGCTATACTCATTTACTCCAAAAATAGCAGAACTTATGCCAGAACTCTACACTACTCATATAGAGACTGTTAATGCTGAAGTTATGAACTTATGGGAAAAAGGATTTTTAAATTTAGACCTATTTGCGTCTGATCCAATAATCACAATAACACAAAAGGCTCTAAATCAAGAAGATATTGATGGTTTGTCTAAGCAAGAAAGATGGTCTTTGCTTGAAATCATTAGATTGCTCAAGCGTAAAGTCTGATATACTTTAAACAGAAACTTAGGAGGTTTGCTATGCCATATAAAGTAGGAGCAAAAGGATCATACGGATGTTCTGGATACCCTGCATTAAAAGAGGGAACAAATGAAGTTATGGGATGCCATGAGACAAGAGCAGAAGCAGCAGCACAAATTTATGCTATTAATCGTAGTGAAGGCAACATAGGGAAAAGTATGCATGAAATTAAAGAAGGCGATTTTGTAATGTATGTTGGCGAAGATGATAAGAATATGGTTGGTCGTGTTGAATACGTAATGACCAATCCAGGATTACTTGGACTACCAGGATCAGAATATTCTATGGAATATATGGAAAATGATAAGCCAGTTATTGTTCGTGAATATGAAGAAGAAGATGGCGCATGGGAAGAAAAAGAATATGTTTCTTATCATAGGATGTCTGAAGTAATAAGAATTGAATCACTATCTGTTTCAGTTGAAATGGTTATGGAAATGGGATCAAGCGGAACTGGAATTCCAGCAATGCCAGAACAATCTGATATGGAAAACATGTATAATGTTCAAATTGGTAAAGCAGAAAATACGGAGGATGAAATGGAAAAAGCAAAGAAACCAAACTATGGTGAAATAATTCAACCACGCAGAGGTGGATCAACACCTTCTAATCCACAACTTTACGCAAGAGTTGTTCAGGCAGCAAAAGATAAGTTTGATGTTTATCCTTCTGCAGTTGCTAATTCTTGGGTGGTGCAAGAATACAAGCGTCGTGGCGGAACATACAAATCAGATTCACAATCTACAACAAAAAGTATTTGGGATGGATCTTTTAATCCAAAAGGATTAATAAAATAATGCCTAAAAGAAAAGCGGGATCTTTTAATCCAATACAAATTAAAGATGGTTGGATTGTAAAAATGTACAAGGATGGAAGAATTAGATCTAAGGTTGAACCATACGAACCTAAGCATAAAAAGAAGGGACAAGATAATGGCTGACACATACACACCTAATGCTGGCATGAAGGCTGCTGCACGTAGAGCGCTTAAGTGGAAAGAAGATGGCAAAGCAACTGGTGCTGGAACTCCTGTAGGTTGGGGTAGAGCAACAGATATTGTAAATGG